AGAGCAACAGGGTCATTTCCAAACTCACCCATCAATTCTTTTTCTTCTTTTGCAAAATCTTCAAACATTTCTGCAATTAAAACAGATTTTCTAGCTTCAATTTGCATATTTAACGACATTAGTTGTTGTTGAACTTGTGGATCTTGCGCTAAAGCAGGATTTGCTTGCATTTGTTGCTGCATTTGTTGCATTTGAATGATTTGATCTTTAAATTCTACCTCAACTTGCTCTAATGCCATCAAAGAAATGTGTTCAAAAATATTTTTTTGCATAGAAGCGGTTACCATCGGGTTATTTCTAGCCATTGATGATGTCATAAAATTTAAATGCGCAGTAATATGAGCTCTATGGTCTTGACCTTTAAACGCTTGAAAAGGTTTTCCAGCCAAAGCTTGTATTGCTTCGATACTTGGGTCCATTGGCATAGGTCTTGGCACAGGTTTTAAAATCATATCAATATTTTTTACACCTAATGCTTCATACATTGCACGATACGCATTATATAAGTTATGCATCTGCGGATTAGATTGTGCTAATTGTAATTCTGCTTGTGCAATTGATATTCTTTGTGTTTGAGAAAAAATATTTGGATCAGCTACTGGCAAAATATCTATTCTATCATCAAAGTCTTGTTTCTTAATCATTCGTTGACCGCCTACAACATCGTAAGGATATTGTTCTGGTAGATATAATTTAAATACTCTAGCTAACATTTTAAATTCATTCTTAAGACTCACATAAATTCTTTTGTGAATCGCAGACATTGTTCTGCTTCCTTTCTCCAACAAAGCCACTGTCGTCCCCACTGCTGCTTGTTGATTCCCATCACCTACTTGAAGGTCAGCAATGGACGCGAAACGCTGTCCAGCTGATACAACGACACCCATAAGCTGTAACAAAGTTTGTGATGGTTCCTTAAATGGAAGAGCCATAAAAGCATCTTTAATGTTTCCACCTGGAGCATCCACATCTCTAAATTCACCTGGAGTTATAGATTGCGCGTCATCACGTATTCTGATGCCGCGCATCTTAAATCCTGCTGGTAAATTGGAGAGGGTACCAGCATCTAATAATGATCTTAGAGCTGCAGTTGCAGTTCTTGATAGACCACCGATCATATGAATTAATCCAAACCCATAAAAACCTAAACCGGGTAAAAATTTAAAATGAACAAAATAAGAAATTTTCTTTTTCTTTGGATCATCTAATTCATAATTTCTTCTAATCGATAATACTTCACGTGATGCTTCTTCAATTGTTACAATGTATGGAAGTTTAATTCCTGTTTCTTCTCCTGCTGCGTCTCTATCTTCAAAACCTTCTAAATCTAAATCAATATGAAATTCTAAAATATTATAAACGTCTTCGTCTTTTGTTTTTGTGATTCCTTCTAGTTCTCGTTCTTTTCTCTCAAGATCAGATTCAGTATTCGCAGGTTGTCCGATATCTACATCTCGGTAAAATCCTCCAACCATTTGTTTTCTTAAATCGTTGCCTTTCATTTTAATACGATGAACAACAGCCGTTGCATCTTCAAGAGATGTTGCAGTATAAGGTACCACTAAATCTTCTGCTGGTACAAATTTAGAAACTGCTCTACCTAACAAATCATCATAATAAACTTTTTTAAATGCAGATCCTGCTAATGGTAAATAAAATAATAACTGGTCGAACTCAGGTTCGTATTCTTTCATTTGATCCATCAACTGATAATTCATAAAATCTTTTACTCTATTTGATTGCATTTCTTTTTCAGGAGATGGTGCTCCCATGATTTGAGTTCTTACTGGTCCGTCGGCCGGGAGTAATTCTTTGTAAGCCAATGCTTGAAACTGAGTAACCGCTTCTGCAAGAACCGGGTGTGTAGCTCCTGCTGCACCTGAAAAAGGTTCTGTTCTATCTTCGTATTTAAATCCTAATAAATCTAAACCTGTAATGTAAGTGTGTTCCCATTCTTTACGAGACTCTTTGTAGTCCATGTAGTTTTGATTTAACTCTGAACCTAAAGGACCTAACACATCCTCTGGTAATAACTCAGCTAAATTATCAAAGTGGTTTTCACTTTGTGCTTGGTTAAATGCTCCAGGTTCAAAATTAATTTCTACTCCGCCATCTTCTGTCGGGGTAATCTCTGTTTCACCAGGATCTGGTAATGATTCTTTAATTTCTTCAGTAGCCTCTGCTTGTTCCTCGGGCCCTGGTATCTCAACCGATTTTCTTACTTCGGTTAATGCTTTGTCTATGTCTGCCATTTATTTTCTCCAATTGATTAGGTTTATCTTGTTTTGTTTGATTAATCAAGCCTCGTGGATCAGGGCCACTTAATGGTGGTATCTGATCAAATTTAACATGTTTCATGTTTTTAACTAGTGTTGGATTCTTTTTCATTACCAATAAAATTTCTTTTTTCGTTTAGGTTGATCTTCATCTTTATAGTCTTCTGGGTGTCTTAGCAACCCTCCTTGTCTAAATCTCATTAGAGCTTGGGTCATACTATCAACTAAATCGTCATGATCTCCGTATGGAAATGCAGCAACTTCTTCTACCATTTCTTGAGCATACTCCTCTCGCAAAGGAGCCCACACTTGTCCAGCTTCAAACATTGGAGAGACTGCATTAACTCTAGCAATTTTATCTTGACCTTTACTAGGTGTAAAATTTACTGCAGGTATTCCCATTTGTCTAAGCTCATACATTAAAGGTAAACCAGAAGCTTTAGCTTCAACAATAACTGTATCTGGATTCCAATATTTATATTGTTCTAATGCAACACGACGTAACTCCGGAAACTCTAAACGTTCTTTGTATGAGTCTAATAATATTATCTGTGGAGCAGAATCTTCATTTGGACGAAAAACTCCCCACGTTGTGATTGCACTGTAATCAGCTGTCTCCTTTTTTAAAAATGCTGTATCATAACTTTGAATAGTATGTTCAACAACAGGCATGTATTCGTGTTCCCAATCTTTCCATCATTCTCTCTTGATAAGAGCTCCTTCTTCTGACGTTGGGTTCTGCATGTATTGCGCGTTCCATTTTGCAACACCCGCAGATGCTTTTACAGATTCAAGATCCTCGAGCTTCCAATATTCAGGCCAGACTGGTTTACCGTTTGGAAGGATTGCAGGAAACTCTATAATTTCCCATTGATCCGCGTTTTCATTTTTCTGAGCGTTAATTAATTTTTGTGTAAGATCTTTTGTACTCCAACGAGTCATAACTAAAACAATACGACCCCCTGGTTGAAGTCTTTGCCGTGGTCCACTAGTATACCACTCCCATGCGTTATCAAATGCATTTGATGAGTTAACATCTTGCTCGGAGTGTGGGTCATCTATAATTAACAAATCTGCACCTCTACCGGTTACCGCACCTTGGACACCGACTGCAAAGTATTCACCACCATCAGATGTATTCCAACGTCCTGCAGCTTTACTATCTTCTTGGAGTCTTGTTTTAAAAATTTGTTGATACTCTGATGAATCAATTAAGTGTTTTGTTTTACGACCAAAGTTTACAGCGAGCTCAGCTGTGTGGGTTGCTTGAATTATTTTTAATTTTGGGTTTTGTCCAATCATCCATGCAGGAAGAAAGAACGATGCAAATTCAGATTTAGTATGCCTAGGTGGCATGTTTATAATTAGACGGGTCAATTCTCCAGTTGCTAATCTATTAAACTTATCTGCTATCTCGGTGTGATGGGACCCCTCTATAAAATCTGGCCACATTTTTTTTACAAAAGGCAAAAATTGAGTACGAACTTTTTTAAGTTCTTTTCTTTGCTCTCGTTGTATGATCTGAATCTTTAACTTTTTTCTTTCGACCGGATCTGCAATTTTATTAATATCGTGTACTGTTAGCATATATTTCAATGTGGGTAAAAAGTATTATACTCAAATGACTGAGTAAATCAAACACTATAGGGTAGGTCTGGGACCCCTACTAGGCCAAGGGGGTATCGAAAAAAATGTTTCACGTGAAACATAAAAGTAATTCCTTTAGGGACCCCTATATAAAAATTAGGGTGGGTCCCGCCCACATGCTCTTTTCTATTTTCTAGTGTGACGGGTATTTCTACCCGTCACTTTTTTAATTATGCTTTTTTATATATTACAGTATTGCCTGCAATAAAATCTCCAGGGATACACATATGTCCCGTTCTCTCCATCCATCTGAACCAAGCGTTAGTAGCACGAACATTTTTTTTAATAAACTCTGGTCCTTTCATTTTAGACTCTTCATCCATCCACATATCAAAAGTTCTATTTGATATGTCTTTATCATATCCCGATTGTCTCTCAATCGTTGAACATCCAATCAACTTGTATAACTCTTCAAGTGTTGGTTTTTTTGGAGCAGTCCAAACTTCCTCTGTTCCGTCTGTCTGCCATCTTATTACTTTATACATTGTATTCCTTTCGTTTATAAAAGAGTATCGCATAATATCCTATATTATGTCAAGCCATTAAATTTATTTTTTTTCTTTTTTTGGGTGGGTCCCGCCCACATGCTCTTCTCTATAATTTTCTAGTGTGGCGCGAGTGTGTTTATTTCTCGCGCCACGATTTTTTATTTACTTATCAAATTTAAACTCCATTTGTTTAGGCCATTTTTTTTGTTTAGACATTTTAGTTATACGGTCATAGGCCTGTTGTAATCGTATCTGTCTATTTTGCTCTTCAACAAATTTATCTGTTTCTCTCATCAGATAAATACCAACACCAACAATACCAACGATTGCTGCAAATAATATTATTTCAATCATTGACTAATCATCACTTTCTTTGGTGTTTCATTCCAAGTTATATTGAGAGTTTTAGAAAACACATTGTTTAATTGTGCAACTAATTCAGAAGGCGCGTCAGCTTCCATAACTTGGTCTTCTGCAACTCTTTTTATTCGTTTGAGTTCTGCAAGTTTAGAACCTTCAGGAAGTTTCTCAATAAATTTCTGGGCTTCATTTTTAGCCCACTTCCTAATCTGCTCTTCGCAATCTTCATAAGTTATCTTATCCTCGTTATAACGATAAGCTTCTTTATCAAATTTAGAAGATAGCTCTTCCTTCTTACTTTTGGTTGTAGCTTTTTTCTCAAAGAAACTTTGCGCGTTAATCTGCGCCTTCTTCAAGTTGGCTTCAGCTATTTTTAACGCGTCCATAATTTTAAACGCGCCAATCTTAACCGCCAATTTTTTAGCGGCTTTTTCAGTCATTGTTGTTGTATGTTGTCTAACCAACAATTCCTGCTCTTCTATTAGAGGGTCAAGATTTCTTCTTATTTTTTCCTTGAAGTGGTCTTGTGTCCTCACACTCATTTTACTAGCCATAATATATTCCTTTCTGTTTATAGTTAGTGATTTGTTTATAGGTTATTATAGGATAATTGTCAAGCCCTAAAAAGAAAAAAATTTTTATTTTTTTATATGGGTGGGACCCGCCCACATGCTCTTCTCTACTTTAGAATGGTTCTAAATTAGGTGCGACAATAATGTCCTTTACATTATAGGATATTATGATATTGTGAATTTAGATTTAATTTGAACTTCATAGGATTTAACTTATTAAATCTGGGACAACTTCTGGTTGTGGTGTAAAGTAGATTGAAAGAGATCCAAACACACGCACAGCTAGAACTGATCCCTGATCCATAGGTGCTT